GGCTGTGATGGCCTCATCTACCTTGCGGACATATGCTGGCATCTCTGGCAAGTATTCTTGGTTAAAATAGGCTTCTATGAAGTCATGTATAAGAGTACCCCTAGTCATGGCTTCTTGTGATTTTTGCTTGGCAAGAACCAAAATTCTGTCTACATATTCTTTTTCGGGTTCTTCTAGACCCCTTGGGTTTTCTGATGCAGCTTTTATGGCTTCAGATTGCAACCATGTATTAAGGCCATCTTTTGATAATTGTCCATTAATTGTAGATACGCTTGGGACAAGTGTACCTGGGTTTGCTTTGGCATCCCTGAGTGTAGTGTTTCTTTCTTTGCCGTTTTTGCCAATGGTTGTATAGCGTGGCGAGCCTGTAACGGCATCATACCAATGTTGTGACATATGTTTCCCCTTATGTACATTTTATTGTGTAGTTAATTACACATTTTTAAAATTGCTTCTCTTTCGGCTGCATCTGTTACTTTGTCAGCAGCGACTCTGACAACCGTATTAATAACACTAACCAACCCCTCAGTAGTCATAGATATTAACTGCCTTGTTTCATCAACATGAAAGTCCTCATCGTGAATTGACTCAATGTTTTGCTGAATAATGTCATTAATAACGGTTTTCATATTATCCTCTAAAAAGGTACATCATCTTCTAAAGTGTTTTTAGGCAACTCATTACTGCCCGCTTCAGTAAAGCCTTTAGGTTGTTTTTCTTTGCCAATAGATACGCTAAAAAACTTGCCCTTTGTGCCTTCCTTAACCCACGCAGATAGATAGTGTTCACGGTTATTGACCATAATGCTGCCTGTATAGTCTGGGTGATTTTCAGTCGTTTTGCGGTCATTTTTAAATAAACTCCCAGAGCCTTCTTTTGGAACGTAAGCCATGATTAAATATCCTTTGCTTTTACTACTGGTTTAGGTGACGAAGCGGCATTACCGTCATCGTCTGCTTGCACTACTCCTACTGCTGCTGCTAATGCGTATCTACGCATATAAGTTAAAGCTGACCCAGCGCCTTGTGCGTCTGCTTTAGTGACCGGTACAGACATTTCTTGGCTAATGTATTCGCCAGACTTGTGGCTAATAATGGTAGTCAAGGACATAGACTTGTCATGGTCTGTATAAATGCCAGGAAACTGCATAACTGCCAAACCATTCTCTGATAGCAAGCTACGGCAGGCATCCCACACAGACTCTAAGTCAGCGTATTTAGATTTAAAGAAAGGGTTAGCTGAGTCTTTAACGGCATGGGACATTTTGCCCTGCACAATTGACAAAGCCAAAGTTAAGTTAGCAATGCTTTCTGAATGATTAAGCATGGTTGCCTCCAAAGATTGCACCAAAGTCATTAAACACTTCTGTTAATACTGGGTTCTTTTTGTGGCGGTTAGGTTTGCCACAGGCTTGACGAATACAGTCTACTTGGGCTTGTGTAAGTAACTCACCCCCGTATTCCATACAGTCAAGTGCTTCTTCTAAAAATTCTTCGTGTTCTAGCATTAGTTGGTTTAACTCACCCATAAAATTCCCCTTAAATGGCATAGCAAAATTGCTATATAAAGACTTTAACATACATTAAAAAGAAAATGCAAATTCTTTTAAAGCCGTTGTATTTACACACTTTGTCGTGGTAAGATAACTTCACTATGAAATTAAAGCTAACTGATTCCGCAATTATTGACCTATTAGGTGGCACAGGTAGGGTTGCAAAAATGTGCAAAGTTGACTCCGCAGCCGTGTCTGCATGGCGCATAAGAGGTATACCAGCTGATAGATTTATGTTTTTAGGCGCTAGGATAGAAGAGGCTAGTCATGGCTTAGTCAGTCGCCAAGACTTGTTTCCTGAAAACTTTTGGATAATTTGGCCCGAGTTGCTTAAAAACAACGCTTTTGGAAAACAAGATGACGAATAGAGTTGTTTGTTGGTTTAGTTGTGGCGCTGCTAGTGCGGTAGCTACAAAGCTGGCTTTGGCTGAATACAAAGACAAAGAGGTGATTATTGCCTATACCGAAGTAATTGAAGAACACCCAGATAACAAGCGCTTTCTTGCTGATTGCGAAAAATGGTTTGGTCAAAAGATATTGATTCTAGGTAATGACCGCTATGAAAGGTCTATTTATAAGACTTTTGAAACTTCAGCTATGAACATCAAAGGCGCAAGCCCATGCACTCGCAAGCTAAAAAAAGATGTTAGGCTTAAATTTGAGAAGCCTACAGACATTCAAGTATTTGGCTATACGATGGAAGAACAAGACCGCTATGACCGTTTTCTTGATGCCAATAACATTGATGCCATAGCTCCGTTAATTGATAAAGGCCTTGGTAAAGTAGATTGCCTTGCAATGCTTCAAAACGCTGGTATAGAGCTTCCTACAATGTATAAGCTAGGCTATCACAACAACAACTGTATTGGCTGCGTAAAAGGCGGTAAAGGCTATTGGAATAAGATTAAAGTAGACTTCCCAGTTCAGTTTGACCGCATGGCTAAATTGGAAAGATTTAAAAAGCAAACAGTCCTTAAAGATGTGTATTTAGATGAGTTGCCAGTTGATGCTGGTAATTACCCACAAGAACAAGACATTCAATGTGGTATTTTTTGCCACATGGCAGAACAAGATTATGAAGCTACCTAATGTCACCATTTGCGCCATAGACTCGGTGCAACCTGACAAAGCCAAGGCTGCTATAGAAAGAAGTAAACGCCATATTGAATTTGGTGGTGAATTGTTTATTGACCACATGAGCATAAACAGCCGGCAAGCGTATAGCAAATTTGTCCTTCAAGAGCTACATAAATACATTCATACCGACTTTGTTTTAATAGTGCAATGGGATGGGTGGGTAATTGACGCAAACGCTTGGCAGACTCAATTTTTAGACTATGACTACATAGGTGCTGTATGGCCTTGGCATCCTGAAGGACTTAGGGTTGGTAATGGAGGGTTTTCCCTTAGAAGTAAAAAGTTGTTAAAATTAACCAACACTACTAAGTTTGTTTACAACGAAAAAAATGAAGATGATTTAATCTGTCATTTGAACCGTGATTACTTGGTTAGCAATGGAATAAAGTTTGCCCCAGAAGAATTAGCAAGGTATTTTAGCTATGAAAGGGAGCTTTCAAACTTGCAAACCTTTGGTTTTCATGGGGATTTTCACATGAGTAAATACTTGTAGTAGAATTACCTTCCTATTTCGAGGCTCTAACGACATACCAGGGGATAGGATTAATAGCGCTACTGGGGGTAATGGTTGAAACAGCGCAATATAGGTGGCGAAGATAGTGCCTATACCATGCAAGACTGTCGGGTGATGCGATTCCTCAATGGAAGCATTTGAAGGCACACTTAGGTAGGCTAGGTGTGCTTAAACCTCTTGGAAGTAACTATAAGTATCTAGATACTATCTAGTAGCCTAAATACAACATTAGTACAAATACTTAGTGACAACCCCAAAAAAGAATAAGAAACTGTAAGTACTCAATAACGAGTATTTAAAGGGGATTTAAATGAAAGATTTTTTAGGCGCATGTTTGTTAGGTGCGGTATTAGGTGCAATGTTTGCTTATGGCGTACCAGCTAAAGCACAGACCGTACAAATGACCAATGCACAAGGTTATAATGTGGGTACAGTTCAAATCAACGGCAATACAGCACAATTTGTAAACCCTGTGGGCGTAACTACTCAAATAGCTACACTATATCCAGGCCAAGTTATCATACAAACACCAAGCGGTGTAACGACTGCGGTAATTGGCAATACAGGCTACACAGTACCGCCAAGCCCACCAACACCAATGACATCCAAAGTTATGCAATGAGTTTTACCATCTACACGCATGATGGCATGAAAGTAATTCAATGGTTCTTTAATATAGATGAACTTATTAAAGCAATGATTAACAACCCACTTGATAGGTATCATAGGAATGTTTGATGAATTCTGGTCTTTATATCCACGAAAGATTGCTAAAGCAACTGCAAGAAAAGCCTGGGCAAAACTTTCAGCAGAACAACAACTTATGGCTGCAAAAGCTATTAACACACATTGCGAATATTGGAAATCAAAAGAAACTGAGTTAGAATTTATACCCCATTGCGCCACTTGGCTTAACGGTGAACGCTATGAAGATGAATTGGTAATAGAACCCAAGAAAGAAAAGATTGATAAAAGGTGGATGTTTTCTAACGAGGGTATTGAGGCCAAAGCAAAAGAACTTGGAGTATTGGGTACTGGGTATGACTCTTATGACAGCCTTAAACGCAAATGTATGAACAAGCTAGGCATCGCTGTGCAGTAAGATATTTGTGTTATTTACGACACAAAAAAGGCTTGAAATGGTTTCGCAATTACATATCTGAAAAAGAAAACTTGCATCAATATTTTGCAGATTTTCAAGAGCAATACACATTAGGAAATAGGGGAGAGTACGGTAAATGGATATTGAAAAATACATTGTCGCAGCAACAGGGTTTGGGTATTTAGTAGTAGGCCTAGCACAATACTTTAAAGGTTCGCCATCTAACGCATTTATATGGTTAGGTTACGCAGCAGCCCAAGTAGGCTTATG